ATGAATAATTTTGACTGGACTCTCTTGCCCAAATAGTACAGGGATGATTCCAGTAAGCTCTTTTGTAGAGTCCTACTTCATCTGCCCACTCATCGCCATCCAGTTCTCTATGTGCTGTGCATAACATCTGTGCTGTTTCCAACGGCATCTTCACTAGCATCTTATCTGGCTGTGCTTCTGCCGAAGTTATTGGATTGTGATTAAAATAAAATATGTTCATGCTTCCTCCTTTAATTTTTTGTTTACGGTGTTTCTAAAATCATAAGCTAAATTTTCTATATGTTCCCAAATCTGCTCTCCAGAATGATATTCAAAAGGTTCCCAAACAAATTCTAATAAATGACTGTAAAGTTCTTCGTCTTCCCATTCGTCATATTCTTCTGGTAAATGTTGTGTTTGGAAAGTTCCACTAGCCCATATAATTGCTTCTTTTTCTGTAATACTCATGCTTCCTCCTTATAATTTTTATCTATCTACCAACAGACAAACCCTTGCCCATCTTTTTTCTGAGTCTGCTATATCTTTGCAAACATCACAAGTAGAAATACCCTCTACTTCTATCACGGCTTCTTCGCCACAGTAATCACATTTATCGTTCATGCTTTCCCCTTAAGTAATTATTGAAACAAATTCTTTGTTATCGTCTTGTTGTACGTCATCAATGTTAAGCCATTCATCTTCGTATACTGGTCTGTCATTTTCCCAATCGCACACAACAAGTTTATCTTGTACTTGAATATCGACTATGGCTTTTGGATTACATTCTTTTAATCTTTTAATTAGTTCGTGTACTCTCATTCTTCCTCCTGTTTAAACGTTGTTATATTTATTACCATTTTTCTGTGTAATGAAACTTACCGGTTTCATAATCCCAACCATTTGTTTTTTTAAAAACTTTTTTACCCCATGCATCAGTGTGCAGTTCTTCTCTGCTTGGTGGATGTGAATGTGTCATTGGGTCATGGTCTTTACCTACATACTTAAATGCTTTTGAGCCCTCTGAGTATCCTCCTTGTCCTTCTAACTTGCATGGTGGTACATGGTCAAACTCACGTTGACATTCGCAGTTGTGTTTCACACTATACCTGCCAATATCTAAATTAGTTCCATAGATGTACTCGCCATTGGTCATTAGCATGTAAATCATTTCATGCACTTGTGCCACTACCAGCCACCTTGTTCTTTATCTGATTTCTTTTTTCTACTAAAAGTTTTTTCAAAGCCACCAGACAAACCAAACAAAACAAACGTGGTACTGCCAATAAAAACTAATAACACTATCAATAGTTCTATCATCTGCCTTGTCCTCTGTATCTAACTTTACTCTGCAACCTTTTATGTTTATTCAGGTGCTTGGTAGATTGCTTAACCTTTCTACCACGCCCTGCCAAACCTTGTGAAGTTGCTTTCTTTACGTGCTTGATTAAACCTACTTCTCTTTTAACTGCCATAGTATTCTCTGTATGCCTCCATTAAAAAACTTTTATTAGTTTCTAGATACTCCTCAAAAGTATCGTAAAGTTTTTCGCCATACTCTCTACGTTCATTTCTATTTTCGTAGTACATATCTTTGGCAAACTGTTTAAACGTCATGTCTGTAAACCTCAAAAGAATCTGAATCTAAATCTATAATTGGTGCTTGGTCATACCACTCATCAACTATCTCGTCAAATGTTTTTATTCTTTCATTATCCTTAATCATTATCGTGTCCTACTATTTCTAAATCATTAACAAAGCGTCCGTCATAAAGTTGTTCTCGAACATATCGTTCGGCATCTTTTTTATTTTCTGCCATAACATACAATTCGCCCGAAACTTCTACACAATGTTCAGTTTCTCTTACTTCTTCTTCTATAATTTTTTCTTTATCTTCAATCATGCTACCTCCTCTGATTGTATCCACTTAACTTCTAAAGTATCAGGTATGTGTTCAACATAGCCGTCATCTTCGTAATAGTCTGTCCATTTATCGAAACCTTTATCAGTTAAGAAAGTTTTTTGTTCTTCATCACAAGGCTCGTTATCCCAATGATGTTTTACATCTTTCCAATTATTAATATGATTTATCGGGAACAAACCTGCTATACCTAAAGCACAGTCTTCTATACTTTCTTCACTTTCCCATACTTCCTGCATATCATCTTCGTCATACTCTTCAAAAATCCATGGGATAAACCAATCTCTTATGATTTCAACTTTATCTTCAATCATCTTCCTCTTCCTCCATTCTGATTTTTCTTTGTTCTGCTATAGTCATAACAATTTGAATTAACAAATCATCAAAATCTTCTACAGCATACTTATCTAATATGTCTACTATTTGTTCAATCATTTTACTGCACCTCCGTACTATCTGATTTAATAAAATTACTTGTCAACATTTGTAATGCCATATCAAATTGAACATCTTGCTCAACTCTTTTAGTGCCATCACAACTTAAGGCTTTTAAGTTTTCTTGAAGTTCATCCATCTGTTCATCAGATAACAAACTAACTACTTTTAAAAATTGTCTTGTTGCTTCCCTCATACTTTACCTCCTTATTATTATAGTATTATAAAGCTTTATAAAGTATTTATAATAATATTTATTATAATATATTTATAAAATTTATAAAGATTATATCATGTTTTTTTGTTAGTGTCAAATTTATTTTTATATTAATTATTAAATTAGTATGTATTAAAACTAGGTTAGGGCAAGAAATAAAATACCTCTGTCGCTTCCATACAAGCCCTCTAACAGACGATAATTATATTTATGACCTGCCCTATGTTCTCTAGTTAACACTGTCTTAAATTAATTGTTCAATGAATTCAAAATTCTATCAGCATCTACACACACAAATGATGTTGGTAATGCTTTGTACTCTTCTCTGATTACTCGTTTCAATCCCATACGATTTTCAACATAAAAGTTTTCACAATCTTTTTCAGTCTTGAAAAGATATTCAAAGACATGTACATCTTCCAATACAACTGCTGTTGTTGGTATGCTAAAAAACGCTATCAATACCCACGACATTATAGTTCTCCGTCATAGTGCATATCAATTATCTCAGCAATTTTGTCTGTTATAAATTCATATACTTTTAATCCACTTACCTTGTCAGTGTCATGGTCTTGTTTAAACTCAGCCATTGCTTCTGCAACAAACTTGTCAAAAGTTTTCTGAGAAATCTTAGCCGACACCTCATTCATCATGGCAAATTGTTCGCCAATATCTTTACTCATATCTCCTCCTAAGTTCTGTTATCTTCTGTGATATTATCTTAACTTCCATTTACTTTCTCCTTATCTTTTATAAATTCATCAACATCTTTTTTAATTTGTTTGAGTTCTTCTAACTCAAGCTCATTAAGACTAACAAATACTTTATTATATTTATTCATGCTTCCTCCTCATTTTCGTCAGGCATTTTTGTACATGTAAAATCCCAGTCGTATTTATCTTCACTTAAGATTTCTCCTCTACCCTCTTCTAATTTTACTTCTGCTTCTTCATAGTCATCTGCTTCAACAACTACTTCTTCAACTACTTCGTAAGTTATTTCAAATACATATTTCTTCATAGTTCCTCCTAGTGTTTAAACACCTCTTAAATTAAACATATCTTCGGCAACTGCTTCTCGCAATTCAACCTCGTTAAGTCTTGATACTTCTTCTTGAGAATGTAAATTACTCAATAAGAATTCTCTTACTTCTTCTAAAGACATTTGTTGTACTTCTTCCCAAACATCTTCTCTTACTCTGTCATTTACTTCGTGGCTCATATTATTCCTCCTTACTTATTATAAATCCATACATCTTGTTCTTCGTATATTTCAAAGTCATCTAAATCCTCTGGCTCGTTTCCATCGCCAATCCTTTGTTCATTATTTTCTTTTAACCACTCATCAGGGTTATCTGTAATAGCAACAAATTCTTTTTCGCCATAAGAATTTATGTAATAAATTTGATATAGTTTCATTGTTTCTCCTCTTCGATTAAATACTCTGCAAATAATTCATAGGCAAGTTCGCTACAGCTATTTGCAAAATCATCTTGGTATTTATCAAGAAAATTTTCCCACTCATCATCACTTAATTCATTTTCTAAATCTAAGTGTTCCTTCTTCATATACTGGTAGAGAGTATTACTTAGTTCTTGTTCCATTATTATTCCTCCAGTGCCTCTATTCTTTCATAGACATCTGCCATGCTATCATTGACTAGCTCTTCTACTTGGCTTTCCATATCATAGAAGTTAGGTCTGTCATTTAGTTCATACTCATTTGAGTTAGCTAAATCTCTTATCTCTTCTATTTCTCTTTCAAGTCTTTCTATTTCAGATAAGACTCTATCGTCAATATAGTCATCAAGTTTAATTAACTTTCTTAAAAAGTTGGCTATTATTTGTTTCATTCATACTCCGTTTAAACGCCTTGCTTTTAAATAGGTAGCAAGGCTTGACCTATTGAAACTATTATAACATAGTTTAAATTCTTTTTGTAGCATAAGCATATAACTTTTAGTTATAAAATCTGTCGGCTCTGATAATTAACAGTTCAGATTTAAAGCAATCCCGTGAATTAATTGCTACCGATTTTTAAATGTCTGACTTCTGATATAAGTTATTAACACCCAGACATTTTAAAAATTATTGAATTCTTTTTTATCTTTCAAAATAGAAAGCAACTTGTACACCATTAATAGTTTGTATTTCAGCTACTTCATCTAATCCTACTTTTTCTTGGTCAGATAAATTGTCTAATCTAACCCAAGAAGTATGTCCATATTTATCAAGACAAATATCATCAAAACCCATTCCTTTAAACTCATCATAATAAAAAACAATACTAGGTAATATAATACCAGTGTTTTTATTTTTTATTTCTTCTAGTTCTTTTTCAGAAAGAGTATCAGTAAATGCCCAAGTAGTATGTCCACATTCTTCTCTGCAAATATCATCTATCTGCTCTGTAATATCTCTACTCATTTTATTTATACTCCGTTTAAACGTTCTCTGTTTTATAATTAGGTAAGAGAACTAAACCTTTTTAATATCGTCAAGGAAAGGAATCAGCATTTGTGTTATTAAAAAGCTTACACAAATTGTGCCTCATCTTACTCGAACTCTTTTGTATTAAAAATCTAGATTTAAAATACGCTTCTTCTCGCTTCTTTCAGCATGGTATTATCATGCCTTTCCTTAACTTTATTATAACTATTATAACATAGTTTAAATTCTTTTTGTAGTATAAGTATATAGCTTATAGTTATAAAACAAATCAAGAGTTAAATAAATATCTCAGCTTCTTTGATTGGCTTCGTGCTACTAAGAGTTTCGAGTTTGAGCCACTACGCTCTTGTTTCCTACGTGCAATGTTGGTATGCCATTACACTCTCCTTTCACTAGACTATTAATCTAATCTATTTAACTCTCGAAGAGTAGCAGTTTCTTATACGCTTTCAAGGTGGTTTCAAGTCCTGCTAACTTTACACCCGATACCCACTTATTTAATTTAGGTATCACGCCCACCGAAGCCCAAGCCATGTCGTTTAAACGCTACATGTTGTAGACTAATCGGAAGTCTTATATCGCCTTTCGGTCTTGCAACTAGACTAGAGGTGTCTTCATTATCCTGAGTATCTTGGTTAGAAACTATCCACCTTTTGCGAGGCTTCGCTACAGTCATCTCTCAGGGTCATCGAATATTTTTCACATAACTTCCCGTGGTTTTTCTATGAAGCATTGCCTCATAGTTATGTAATAATTATATCAAACTTTTTACTGTTTGTGTGGAATAAGTATATAACTTTTAGTTATATAATTTATACTCCGTTTAAACAGTCTTTAATTTTTCCAAAGCTTTTCTTTCTTCAAAAGCTTTTTAACTTTCTTATCAAAGTTTTTAGTTGACTTACTAATTTTTCCTCTTAAATCTTTCTTTGCTAATCTTACATGATAAGGAATAATATCCTCGTCAGTAAAGAAATAAAAGCTGTTAAAGTAGTCCACAAATGCACCATTAATTTCAACCTCTTTTATCACTGCTACTAACTTATCTTTACTAAAAATAAAGTTAATATCATGCTCAAAATAAGCTCGATAGTTTCTAGTATCGTGAGGTAAAAACCCCTCGCCCTCAAGTTTAATGTTATCTTTTGTTATTGTCATAATTTATACTCCTGCTATATGCATTGCTATTATAAAAAATATCGGTACTGGTAAAGCTACCGACATAATTAAAATAAAGTCTTTGTTTTGTACTATCCAATCTCTCATAATTTTCACTCCGTTTAAACAGTCTTAACAATTACTGAAAATTGCTACGTTATAATCTGATACATCACATATCATGTAATCATATTCTAAATCTCTAGCATGGCTCTCGTAATCAAAATAACCTTTGATAAAATCGTCTGCATTACTTAATAAGATTTTATTTGCATAATCGTCTGCATATTCTTGAAAGCTACTGAAAGTACCTACAAAATTTTCTTCTGCTTTAGCTATTAATTCATTATCTAATTCTTCTCCAGTATATTCTGCGTAAGCTAGGATAACTTCATCATCTACCCAACTATCTTCTATAGCTTGGCAAAAATAATAAAGCTCTTTAAAGTCTGGATACTCATTACTTAAATTAATGCCGTCATAGTCATGTACTGCTACTTCATCAGCGTATTCAGTAGCGACTTCAATAGCATTATTAAACTTTTCAAAGCTTAGATAATCTGTGGGAGTTATCCAATCTCCAACCATTCTACCCTGATTATATGCTTCTAAAGAAGCTACATATATTTTTATTGTCATAATTTATACTCCGTTTAAACACTCTCTATTTTATAATTAGGTAAGAGAGTTAACCTTCTCCAATTGTTTTATTTATTTTCCTCTCTAATTTTTCTCATAGTATCTACGAGCATTCTTTTTAAAATTCTTTGAATTTCATTGTAAGTTTTCCAACCTTCAACTCCATGACCAGAGCTGTTTATATAAGGATTATCTACTAACCACTCATTAGTATCTTTATCTCTGATACCTATTTCAAATAAACCAGCAGTTCCACCACAAGTAGAACGATGCATCATGATAACAGTCACAAGTAAGTTATCAAAGTAAAACTGATACCATACACCTTTATCACATGAGAAATTTTCCTTGCAATTTATAGGTCTTATTTCATCATTAATGACATCAAGATTAGCAACGATACTTTCATATCCTTCTATTTCCATACCATTTATTCTCATAATTTTATACTCCGTTTAAACGCCCTGTACTTTTATAGGTGACAGGGCATAACCTTTTACCTTCACTCAACGATTAAGGCGTGTTCTTCTCCACAACCATTGCAAGTATAATTAGTCATACTCTCAATGTTTTTTCTGCTTGTTCTGTATGAAAACTCACACTCGGTGCAAGATACTTTTATCATTCTGGTACTTTGTTTCTTGCGTTTGTGAATTTGTAATTCACTGTGAGGATACAGTCCAATATCTTTTACAATCTCTGCTATAGTCTGCTTTAACTCATCTCCGGCACAAGCATGTCTCATTTGACTTGAGCCGTTTAAACCTACTGCCAGACATATTTTTCTAAACCCTGCACCATGTCCACTTTTGTTATTGTCTACAGCGTGGACTAATTCATGGGCTAAAATGTCGATGGCTTGTTCGCTATCGTCAACTGTCGGCATAATCATAATTTCATTGATGTCTGCTTTGCTCCAACTTCTAGGAAAGCATTGTCCTAAAGTTGTCTTGTTTTTATCAGCCGTACCTAGTGCCCATGAGCAAGAGATTTTTACGTCTGGGATTTTATAACCAGCTTGTTTAAACACTCTGTCATTAAGTTCGTCTTTTGCCTTTTGTAAATACTCCTCACGTGTGCCGTTGAAAAGTTTATTTTGTATCATTAAGTTCTGCATAAATGCTCCTTGTTAAGTTTGTTAAGTGTACAGGTTTTTTAAAGTTAGTCCATACTTCCTAACTTTTTGTTATAAGCTTATTCCACCCCCTGCAATGCTTGATTTAAATTCTTACTGACAGCGATTGCAACTCTTTCCTGTATATAGTCTTTGATTACTTCCCCCGTTTTATTGTTAAAGACTCTATAGTATTTATCTTTTCTAATCCCACGTTTTTTATATGTTGTTTTTACTTGATACATTTTTAAAGTTCCCCCTTTATATTTTGTTTGGCAACTCTCCTTGCTCCTTTGCTCCCCCTTCTTTTAGAAAGTTTAGCAAATTTAGGAGTATAGCCACCAGTAGTTCTGCCGTAAGTTTTTGCTTTATCTCTGCCGATTTTTTTATCTGTTGATGATTCCATAATTTCCTTTTATTTATTTTTAAGTTTATAGATTTTTTTAAGGAAAATCTCAAAACCTAACTTTTTGTTATATGCTTATTCCACCTCCTTTTTAATAAATTTTTCTCTTATGTCCTCTATAAAATGTTGCATAGTTTCTAAATCAACCTCGAATCCGTCTTTTAGTTCAGATATTTGACTATGTACCCATTCAATTTTTTCGTAATCAGTCATTCTTAACCTCCGTTTCTAACTAAGTTCCCGTCACAATTATGCACCATTGAACGTTTAACCTTTGCTGTAATTTGGTTCTGTCTTTCCTGTGCTTTGATATTGTTCTGACCGTCTATAGCTTGACCAATGTTGTTTTCACGTCTAACTTTTTCTAAGTTTATGAAACCTTGGAAAGTCAATCTCATTTCCTCGTTATGATTTCCGGCTCTGACTTTGAATCTGTCAATAGTTCCAGTCGCTTTATGCATAACAATGAAATACCCGTTGTTTTTGAGAACGTCAAATTCTCTAGCATCATATTTTAGTTTATTGATTGTAGCCATATTATTTACCCCCCTGTAATAATTTTAATTCTTTTTTTAGTTCTTCTATTTCTCCCCCAACCCTAAGGACAGCATAGATTCTATTTTGAACTCTATCAATATTTTCCTTGCTTGAATCTTTTTCCATTCTTTCAACATCTTTATCAAATGACTTTGATGCCATTCTTAAATCAGTTTTAAGAATCAGTATAGACTCTTTAAGTGCTTTGATTTTCATTTTGTTTGTAGCCATAGTAAAACTCCGTAAATTATGGAAACAAGTTTAAACCATAGGTTTTGAAAGCACAATCAAAAAATTAAAAAATTAGTAAATCTAAATAACCTTAGATTAAAAAGTTATAAAGCTTATAAAGTTCTTGACATTCACAGAACGCCTGAAAAAGTTTTTTTGATAGTAAACCCTCAGAAATATAAATCGGCTCTTAGAACGGCTCTATTTAGCTCGGACAGTTTAAACACTTTCAAAGCTTGTGAAGTGAGTTTTACCCGGTAACTCTTTCAAAGCTTGTGAAGTGAGCTATACATTATTATAAGGTATTGGAAATAGCCATAGCCCATTATAAAGTGTTGAAAAGTAAACTTCATAAACTTTACAAGGTTTCCAATATTCCGTTAACCAGATACACACTTTATAAAGCTTGTCAAGTACTTTTCAAAGGTTTTATAAAGTTCACAAAGATTTCACATAACTCACTTGCAAAACTTTGTAAAGTGTGATAGGAAAATCCTTATTCCTAAAGGTTATAAAGCTTGGAAAGTTTTTGAAGTTTAGTTATAAGGGGGGGCAGGATGTACAGGGGGGCGTACCCGGTATATATATAAAACTCATACATTTCAACCTAGTTTAAGTATTAACCAGTTGCCCTAAACTTTATAAAGCTCTATATGTTTTCTAACACTAATTATATAATAAAAAACCCTGTACGTTGTACAAGGTTTTAAAAGCTCTATAGAGATATGTTATTTCATATATATGCACCGGGGTGGCATACAAGTATATTGTACACTTTTTTTCAGCGTTTGTCAAGACCTTTCGTGTTTCTTTTAAAATAACTTGACAAACTTGCAAAGTGTCTCTATAATATTATAGTATGACATACTTATCAGAAACTCGTAAGAAGAATTTAACTGAGAAACAACAAAGTTTTCTAGACAATCTAGTCGAAACTAAAGGTGACTTTAAAAAGGCTGCAGAACTAGCAGGATACTCAGGCAATCACTATCAAGTTATCAAATCACTTAAAAATGAAGTAGTTGATTTAGCCTCGGATGTACTTGCCAAGTCTGCACCAAAGGCTGCTTTTAAGTTAATCGAGATGATTGATTCTGATAGACCTGTACCTCAAGCTAGTCAAAAACTTGCTGCAGCCCAAACTATTCTAGATAGAGTAGGTGTTAGTAAGACTGATAGGGTGCAGGTTGACCACAATGTACAAGGTGGTATCTTTATACTACCGCAAAAAGAAAACGTAATAATCGAGAGTGATGAGTATGAAGATATATCTGACTGAAATGGAACAGCACGGTAAAAAATATGCAGGACCTAATATAGTTGCTGAAACTTTACAAGAAGCTGAAGAAGCTGCCGAAGCAAATGGTCTAACATTGTTAGGCGAGTTTGTTGAAATCGTAACTGAAGAAGGTTTAATGCACTACTTAGAGCCCGAAGGTTATAACGAAGAAAAGGTGTTACACTAATGGCAGCAAAGAAAAAGAAAAGTACAGTAAATAAAGCAGGTAATTATACTAAACCAACTATGCGTAAAAGATTGTTTAATAAAATCAAAGCTGGTAGTAAAGGTGGTAAACCCGGACAGTGGAGTGCTCGTAAAGCTCAGATGTTAGCTAAACAATACAAAGCTGCGGGTGGTGGTTATAAGTAATGGCACTAAAAAAGTCACAAAGAAGTCTTAGAGCTTGGACTAAACAAAAATGGCGAACTAAGTCTGGTAAAAAGTCTTCAGAGACTGGAGAACGTTATCTACCAGAGAAAGCTATTAAAAGTCTTAGTTCTGCAGAATATGCTGCAACTTCTAAAAAGAAACGAGAAGATACTAAAAAAGGTAAACAACATTCTAAACAACCTAAGAAGGTTGCTAAGAAAGTACGAAAGTACAGGAAAGTAAAATGAGTAAGAAAGACCCAAGACTTGCAAGAGCAGGAGTATCTGGCTATAATAAACCCAAAAGAACTCCTAACCATCCTAAGAAATCACACATAGTTGTTGCTAAAGAAGGTGATAAAATAAAAACTATTAGGTTTGGACAAAAAGGTGCTAAGACTGCAGGTAAACCTAAACCCGGTGAGTCTGCTAAAATGAAAGCTAAACGTAAGTCTTTCAAAGCTCGTCATGCAAAAAACATTAAGAAAGGAAAGATGTCAGCAGCTTATTGGGCTGACAAAGTAAAGTGGTAAATGGCATACTCACAAGAAGTAGTTGATAGATTTGAAAGTGTGTTAAATAATCCACAGAAACATGCTGTTGGTCGGTTTGACCCTAATGACCCTAATGTTGCTACTGGTATGACTGGTGCTCCGGCTTGTGGGGATGTAATGAAGTTACAATTAAAACTTGACAATGATATAATAGCAGATGTTAAGTTTAAAACTTATGGTTGTGGCTCTGCCATTGCTTCGAGTACAATGTTTGTTGATATGTTAAAAGGTAAAACCATAACTGAAGCTAAAGCTATTAAAGATAAAGATATTGCTGCAGCTTTAGATTTACCACCAATCAAACTACATTGTAGCGTGTTAGCTGAAGAAAGTATTCGTAAAGCTATAGAAAACTGGGAAACTAAATTAGAACATCGAACACATAATCAAAAGTAATATGCCATACGCAGGACATTTTAAAGTTAAATCAGCAGCTAAACGTAATCGTATGGCTCGTAATAAAGCACGAGGTCAAATGGTTAGTGATGAACAAATTGCTGATAACTGGGATAAAATTTTTAATAAATCTAAACAGGAGAAAAAATAATGGATGGATTAATTTTTATAATTGTTGTAGGTGTTGTTGTAGGTGGGATAATTTTGAAAACTGAAAATCCTAATACTTATGAAAAAGTTAAAACACAATTACAAACTTATTGGGAAAACCTTAGAACATATTTCAAATAATAATTTAGAAAGGCTATTTGAAGTTTATCCGTTTCGTATTGGTTTATGTCTTCCAATATTTTTAGCTACTACTGGATTAGTAGCAGGAATGATAATATTATGAATATGTTACCAGATGGTTATATAAAAAGAACTACATCTACTATACCTTTTGGTTATGAGTACGATGAAGTTACTGGTCATTTAAAACCGATTGACACTGAACTAGAAGCTTTATTAACTGTAGAAAATATGATTATTAATGAAGAAGTATCTTTACAAACTGCAGTAGATTGGCTAGAATACGAAACAGGTCGTAAGATTTCAACTCCCGGATTAAAAAAACACATAGATAAAAAGTATGGCACACGAACTGAAAGACTGGGAAGAGAATCCTCATCTTTACTTGCAAGATGATGAAGGCAACTTTGTTTTAAAAAAAGACGGTACACCTAGAAAAAAAAGTGGTAGACCAGCTTTAAGAGATGAAGCAAAGTTTGCAGCTCATCGAGCAATCTCTCGAAAACAAAAGAACATTAAAAAGATTGAGCAGAAACTTAACAATGCTCGTAAGTCTTTAAAAAAACAAAAAGATACTTTACAAAATTTAAGTGGTGATGAAAAGAATGTTGCCACTACTGATGAGTTAGACAAATTACCTGCAACAGTTAAAAAAGATTTAGAAGATGCTAATGTTCTATTTCATGCTAACGAAGGACCACAAACAGATTTCTTAGCTGCAGACGAAAAAGATGTATTATACGGTGGTGCTGCAGGTGGTGGTAAATCGTATGCAATGATTGTTGACCCACTACGTTATGCTCATCGTAAAGCTCATCGTGCTTTAATACTACGTAGGTCTATGCCAGAACTACGAGAGATGATTGACAAGTCTCGTGAGTTATACCCTCAAGCATTTCCCGGAGCTAAGTTTAGAGAAGTAGAAAAGCTTTGGAACTTTCCAAGTGGTGCAAAGATAGAGTTTGGTTTCTTAGAAAGAGATGCAGACGTTTATCGTTATCAAGGACAAGCATACTCTTGGATTGGCTTTGATGAAATTACTCACTTACCTACAGAGTTTAGCTGGAACTATCTAGCATCTAGATTAAGAACAACTGACCCTGAAATTAAAACTTATTTACGTTGTACTGCTAACCCCGGTGGTGTTGGCTCTACATGGGTAAAGCGTAGATACATAGACCCACACGAATCGAATAAAAGTTTTTTAGGTACTGATGGGCTAACTCGTAAATTTATTCCAGCTAAGTTAGCAGATAATCCATACTTGGCAGAGGATGGTATTTACGAACAAATGTTAAACTCGTTACCACCAATACAACGTAGGCAGTTGTTAGAAGGTAATTGGGATGTTGCTGAAGGTGCTGCATTTGTAGAATTTGACCCATTAGTACATGTAATACCGCCATTTGAGATACCTTTACCGTGGGAAAGAACTAAAGGTATTGACTATGGTTATGCCTCTGAAAGCTGTTGTTTATGGGGAACTATTGATATAAATGATGGAACTTTAATAATTTATCGAGAATTATACAAAAAAGGCTTGACAGGAGAAGAATTAGGCAGTATAATAACAGATATGGAAGTGGTAGACCCATTTTCAGTAAATGGTGTATTGGATACTGCAGCTTGGGCTAGAACAGGTACTACTGGTCCTACCGTTGGAGAAGCCTTGTTACGAGCAGGTCATAAGTTAAGACGTGCTGATAAAAACCGTATACAAGGTAAAATTCAAATACATGAATTTTTAAAAGTAAGAGATAACGGTAGACCTAAGTTGCAAATATTCAATACTTGCCCAAACTTAATAAGAGAATTACAAAGTATACCGTTATCAAAAACTAATCCAGAAGATGTGGATACTCACGCTTCTGACCACGCATACGATGCGTTAAGATATATGATAATGAGCAGACCTCGAATGGAGAACCCATTAGAAAGGTTAAGAGGTTTTAAACGTGATATGTTTAAACCTGCTGACTCAGATTTTGGTTATTGATAATGGCAGAAAACGACAATACATTTTTAAACGCAGATAATATCTACGAAGAAGTAGAAGGTGAAGCTGGTAAAAATTTATCTTTAGAAGAAGACCAGCAAACTAATTTAGTTGGTATTATTAAAAGCAGATTTGCTTTATCAGAAGAAGCTCGTAATGGCGATGAAAGAAGATGGCTTAGAGCTTATGAAAACTTTCGAGGGTTATATAATAAATCAGTAAAATTTAGAGAGTCTGAAAAGTCTCGTATCTTTGTTAAGATAACAAAAACAAAAGTATTAGCTGCTTATGGACAATTAGTAGATGTTATTTTTGGCACTGGTAAGTTTCCTATAGGTATTGAAGAAACTAAAATACCTGAAGGTGAAAAAGAAAATGCTTACTTAGATATTCAAAATCCTCAAATGGGTATTGAATCTAGCACACCAGATAATATTGGCAATAGATTAGAAGATGCTCCAGTAGAAAGTATTTATGATGTTGGTTTTGAAGGTGATGGTAGAACTTTAAAACCGGGTGCAACATTAGGTGCTGGAATGTTTGAGGATGATGTGCCTACTCAAGCAGATGACTTAGGAATATTACAAGAAGGTTTGACTCCTAATCCACAAATACCAGAAGTTTCTCCAGCACAAAGAGCTGCGAGAAAAATGGAAAAATTAGTTCACGACCAAATAGAAGAATCTAATGGTGGTTCAGAAATTAGAAATGCTTTACTAGAAGCTTCACTATTAGGCACAGGAATTGTTAAAGGTCCATTTAATTTTAATAAAAAACTTCATAAATGGGATACAGACGAAAGTGGTGAAAGACAATACAATCCTTTAGAAGTTAGAGTACCTCGAATAGAATTTGTAAGCTGTTGGGATTTTTATCCAGACCCTGCAGCAACAAATATAGAAGAATGTGAATATGTAGTACATAGACACAAAATGAATCGTAGTCAATTAAGGCAACTAAGAAATATGCCTTACTTTAATGAAGATGCCATTAGAGAGTGTATACAAGATGGACCAAACTACGAAGATAAAGATTTTGAATCTCAACTAAGAGATGATTATAAGTTAGATGATACTTATATGGCTAACTTTGAAGTCCTTGAATACTGGGGTATTATGGATGCAGAGTATGCTAGAGAAGTTGGTATTGAACTTGATGATACTATTGATGACTTAGATGAGGTACAAATAAACGCATGGGTATGTGGTAATAAATTACTACGAGCAGTAATCAATCCATTTACACCATATCGCATACCATATAGTGCGTTTCCTTACGAAAGAAATCCTTATAATTTCTTTGGTATAGGAGTAGCTGAGAATATGAATGATTCTCAACAAATTATGAATGGTCATGCTCGAATGGCTATTGATAATTTAGCATTAGCCGGTTCATTAGTATTTGATGTTGATGAATCAGCTTTGGTAGGTGGGCAAAATATGGAAGTTTATCCCGGCAAAATCTTTAGAAGACAAGCCGGTATGCCCGGTCAATCTATTTATGGTCTGAAATTTCCAAACACAGCACCAGAAAATATGATGATGTTTGACCGTTTTAGACAACTTGCTGATGAACAAACTGGTATTCCAAGTTATTCGCATGGACAAACAGGAGTTCAAAGTATGACAAGAACTGCTTCAGGTATGTCAATGTTATTAGGAGCAGCAAGTTTAAACATAAAAACAGTTGTTAAGAATCTTGATGACTTTTTACTAAAGCCACTAGGAGAGTCTTACTTTCAATGGAACATGCAGTTTTTTGAAGGAAGTCTAAATGTGGCAGGTGATTTAGAAGTTAAAGCAACTGGTACTAATAGCTTGATGCAGAAAGAAGTTAGAAGTCAAAGACTTACAATGTTCTTACAAACTGCACAAAGTCCTGCTATTGCACCATTTGTTAAAATATCTAAATTGGTTAGTGAACTTGCCTACAGCTTAGACCTCGACCCAGATGAAATTCTGAACGACCCAGAGGAAGCAGCTATCATGGCACAAATTATAGGAATGCAAAATGCTCAACAAAACACAGGCGAGGAAGCTCAACCCGGTAGTCAACAACCAGCAGGTATGGGAGGTCTTGGTGGAACACCTGTCGAACCTCAAGACCTTGGAGCTACAGGCACTGGCGGTGGCAACATCGGAATCGGAGATGTACCGGTTGCAGGGGAAGATAGCTTCTCTGGCACGGTTGGAATCCCTACCGGAGCAGGTTAAAGAAGCACTAAATAGATTAGAGGACTAGAATGGCAAAAAGCACATACGATAAACTAGAAGAGCAAAGAATTAAATCTATGTTAGCAGAACCTGATATGGTAAATAGAGATTCATTTGACGAAGAGTTTTCTATGAAAAAAGAAGCTAATAATACATTAGTAGCAAAAGCTATAAGACTAGCTCAACAAATGAAATCAAATCCAGAGTATTCAATGACACAAATGATGAATGAATTAAAAATGACAAATTCTTCATTTGATAAAGATAGTCAAGTTTCTGTTACAAGTTTAAGAAATATTGCTAGAAATGCTTTACGAGCTGATGAAATTTCTAATAAATTAAAAAGAGATGGTAGAGAAGATGGTGGTCTAATTGGCGGTCAAAAAGAATTAGATAAAAATAATGATGGTGATATTACTGGTGAAGATTTTAAAATGTTGAGAGAAGGAAAACAAGAAGGTGGTATGATGATGGATGACCAAATGGCAGACATGATGCAAACAGAAGAAACACCTGACATGGAAAATCAAATGGCAGATATGATGCCAGAAAAAACTGAAGAACAAATAGAAATAGAAGAGTCTCAAGTTCCAGATGAAATGATGGAAGATAATTATATAGACTTTTTAATAGATGAAGCATTGGATGAAGAAGAAGAAACAATGCTTATGCAAGAATTAGAAGCAAATCCACAACTTAGTATGTTGTTTGATAAAGTTATGGAAGTTGCTATGGAATTTTCAGGCTCTGGTCCTGTTGAAGGACCGGGCTCGGAAGTCTCCGATTCGATACCTGCGAGGTTGTCGGATGGAGAGTTTGTCTTTACTGCAAAAGCTGTAGATGTTATCGGAGCAGACAATTTAATGTCTATGATGAAACAAGCTGAAGCTCAAGCAGATGAAAGACAAATGGCTCAAGAAGGTGGGCTAATGGAAACAGAAGATACTGTTATGCCGGTTGAACAAGAACCGATAAAACAGGAAATTCGAGTTACCAAAGAAACAGTTGGTTCTCAAGCAAGTATGCAAGAGGAAGACGATTTAGTTGGTGATGAGATTAAAAAATCTATGCTTTCCGGCAGACCACATGTTAGGAGCTAGGCGATAAAGCTACCCTGTTTACAGGCACTTTATCATTAATAACAACAACCGAAAGGCTACCTTTACAAGACAAGCCCTGCAAGTGCACATCGCAGCTACCTTGTTAAACGAAGCCCTGAGTAGGAGGATAGAAAATGACTGAAGAAATTCAGAACGAGGAACAGCCAAATCCTTATAATTTAAAAAAATCTTGGCACGAAGGAACTGATAAACCTTTTAAATCATCAGATGAGTTGTACTTTGAAGACCCATCAGAAAAGAATAAATTATTCAAATCTAATGATGTTAACGAAGCAGAACAACCTGATAATGTTGAAGTAGAAAACTTGGAAACTGTTAAGGATACTCCTTATAAAAAACCAGACTACAAAAAACGTTATGATGATTTGAAAAGACATTATGATTCTAAACTTAATGAGTTTAAATCTAGGGAACAGGAACTACTTGAAGAAGCTACTAAAAATAGAACTGATTATGAAGCTCCTAAAACTGAAGAAGAACTTGAACAGTTCAAACAACAGTACCCTGATGTCTATGAAGTTGTGGAAACTGTAGCTCACTTACAAAGTGAATCTAAGGCAAAAGTTCTAGAAGAACGTCTTAGTAAACTCCAAGCACGTGAAGCAGAAATTTCTCAACGTGAAGCAGAAAAAAGGTTAATGAAAAGACATCCTGATTTTGACGATGTTAGAAACAGTGATGATTTTCATACATGGGCAAAAGAGCAGCCATCGTCTATTCAAGATTGGATATACAAAAATGCTGACGATGCCGATTTAGCCAGTCGTGCAATAGATTTATTTAAAAAAGATATAGGTATGGATGTGACTCCTCAGAAACAAAAGTCATCTTCAAAAAAGACTAAATCTGCTGCTGATATGGTATCTACTAAAACAACAAGTGTAGAACCTAAACAGGAAAAGATATGGTCTGAAAAGGAGATTGCTGCAATGAGTATGGATGAGTTTGATAAACACGAAGCTGAAATCAGCGAAGCCATGCAACAAGGCAGAATCATAAAATAAACTATAAATACACAGGAGTATTATCATGGCTCAATATTTTGAACCGTCAACTGATACTGATGCAAACTTTGCAAACTCCGTTAGTGGACAAACTAATAGTTTTTTCCTACCTTCGATTTATTCTAGAAAAGTTCTTAACTTTTTCAGAAAAGCATCGGTGGTTGAAGCTATTACTAACACCGACTATGCCGGTGAAATATCTGCTTACGGAGACTCTGTAAAGATTATCAAAGAACCTGTAATCTCTGTATCGGATTACACTAGGGGTTCTACTACTACTGCTACTAAATTAACTGACCAAGAGTTAACTTTAGTTGTAGATAGTGCAAAGGCTTTCAAATTCATCGTAGATGATATTGAAACTAATATGTCACACGTCAACTTCAAAGAAGTAGCAACTTCTTCTGCAGCTTACGCATTAAGAGATTCTTATGATGCTGCAGTAATCGCTGCTATGTTCTCTGGATTGTCTACATCTGGACCTGACCACGTTTTAGGTGCGGATGCTGCTGCTGCTACTCAAACTATGGGTCAGCATCAAGGTGGTTCTAACGCTATCGACCTTACAGGTTCTGATGGTACTGGAACTGACCCACTTGACATGATGGCATTTATGGCTAAATTGCTAGATGAGCAAAATGTTCCCGAAGAAGGAAGATGGTTCGTTGCACCACCTTCGTTCTACAATGAACTTTCTCAATCTGGTTCTAAGTTATTGTCTGTAGACTTTAACGCAGGTCAAGGCTCTATAAGAAATGGTCTTGTATCTAGTGGTAAACTTAGAGGATTTGACATGTACAAATCTAATAATGTTGCTGCTACAAGCACATGTACTGGCAAGGTTCTTGCTGGACACATTTCTTCTACTGCAACTGCTCAAACTATCATCTCAACTGAGGTTCTTAGAGACCCAGATTCATTTGGTGATATTGTAAGAGGATTGCACGTATACGGAGCTAAAGTCCTTAGACCAGAAGCTTTAGTTGGTGCTTTTTACACAGTAGACTAAATATAATTGGGGGAGTCTTCGGACTCCTCCTTTTTAGGAGAATAACATGGAAAAAATTATGTATTACGAAACTATTCATCAGAAGGAAGAAAAATGTTCTGAGATGGTAGGACATAACACAATGAGATTTGAATACGAAAAAAACAAGGGGGAAAAATAATTATGTACGGAATGGACAAAAAGAAAAAAAAGAAAATGATGTACGGTGGTTCTGCTCGTAAAGAAATGAAACACGGTGGTCCTCATAATAAAATGGACAGAATTGGCATGGCTATGGGCGGTGCTATGGATGTACAAAAACCTAACTAAAATGAAAGTTGCAGCTCCAAAAGGTTATCACTGGATGAAGCAGCCAAATGGCAGTTATAAACTAATGAAGCACTCTGGAAAGTTTGTTAAACATAAGGGTGCTTCATTAAAAGCAGATTTTAAAATACAAAAAGTTCATAAAAAATAATGGCAACTACATATTTAGACTTAACCAATGAAATACTTAGAGAACTAAATGAAGTTCCACTAACTTCTACAAACTTTGCAAGTGCTGTAGGTTTTCAACAGTTTGTTAAAGATTCTATAAATAAAGCTATTTTTGACATAGCAAACGAAGAACCACAGCTACCGTTTTTTTCCGCAGGATTAAGTGGAGCAACAGACCCGTTTTACGGTAATACAACTGTTGAGACAGTCGCTGGACAAAGATGGTATACGTTAAAAGATGGTAGTTCTAGTTTAGCTACAGACTTTGCATCTATTGATTGGGATGATTTTTATATTACGACAATCAATGTTTCTGGAGAATCAGCTCCGTTTGTTTCTAATGGGTTAAAACATATTAACCTTGAAGAGTGGCGAAGATTTTTAAGAGACTCAGAAAATGCAGATGATGCAAATACTCAAGCTTATGGTGAGCCTAAATATGTATTTAAATCTCCAGACAGTAGAAAGTTTGGATTAAGTCCAATACCAGACAAAGTTTATAATATACATTTTTATGCTTTTAATAGACCAACAGCATTAAGTGCTTTTGGTGACGAAATAGTTTTTCCAGAACAATACAGTAATGTAATTACAGCTAGAGTTAGATACTATGTGTGGCAATTTAAAGAAAGTCCACAACAAGCTGCATTTGCCTTAGAAGATTATAAAAAATCATTAAAAC